AGAGGTCAAGACTTTGCGGGGTAAGTGATGGCGATAAGTGAGTTCACCCAGGTGGTATTCAACCTGATAGACGAAGTGACCGGCCTGCACGAAGAGGCCAGGGAAGCTACGCCCATCCCGCTGATGCGGGAGACTATCAGCACACGGGCTATGGAGAACCGGATACGCACCGGCAGCCCCGAAGAGCGGCGCAGGTTCGTGGAAGACAACGGACTGAAAGCGGCCCTCGCCATGACCAAGAAGATGAACGGCAAGATGACCCCACCCAGCCCAGACGTGTTCGGAGGGTAGATGGCTAAGCCAGAAGTCGTACCGGTATATGATGCTGCTACTCAGCGGCTAGAGAACTGGATATTCGTTGAGGGACTCGCAGACCAAGATGCTCTCTCTGAAGCTGAGGCATCGATAGTACCCTTCTTCCCAGGGTCTAGCCAGCAGACTCTTGCCAATTACGGCCAGTTCGCTGAAGAAGCCCCATTCGGTGCCCCGGCAAGAGGGGACGGCTGGTGGTTCAAGCCGCGTATCCCTATAGGCAAGACTGCGGACGCTCCACCTATTGGTGCATTCCCGACTAACGATAGCGCCCGCAGGAGTGCTTACTTAACGTGGGGTGAGAAGCAGGGGCCGCTGAGTGGGATGCGGGACACAGAAGCAAGAATGGTGCTGGCGGGATTCGTTGCGCAATGGGAAAACAAGCCTGGCGGCTATACCCTGGTGCCGCAGCCAGGCGGCAATGTGAACATCGGGCTACCGGACAAGCCCCCGGCAGACCTGACAGAAGAACAGAAGATTGTCTTCAACCAGCAGAAAACCCTTCGTGACCAGCAGATTGAATCAGGGCAGCTGGCGCTGGATAAGGCACGGAGAGAAGCGGAAGGGGGTATGGACGCTTCTCTGTACCGCCCCGGTGTGCAGGAGACGCTGGCAGAAGGCCAGATTACCACCGACCCTGAGAACGTGGTGCAGGCCGAGGGTGGCTTCTTCTACAAGACCGGCCCTGATAGCTGGACGTTCAGAGAATCCCCGCAGCAGGCACCTTACACCGACCCTATCGTACCTATAGACGGCGGTGCTGGTGGGCAGATGGTGCAGACCAGCCCCACTGGGTTCCAGTTCCAAGATACGCCGCAGCGTGCCTACGAGATGCGCCGGGCACAGCTGCCCGGTGCCCCGACGATAACCGAAACACCCTTCGGTGTGTACCAGGCACCAGAAGAGACTGGTGTGTACGCGCCTCTAGCTATGGGGGAATCGCCTGGGCAGGTAGAGTTCCACATGGGTGCTCCCTACCTGCGGGACATCCGTGGCAACCTGACTCCCCTTAACAACGTACTTGACCGCATGAAAGAGCAGATGTTTGTGGATGGGCGCTTCGATGACGCCATGCTCATCGACGACTTCCAGAACCGCCCTAGTCCCCAAGAACATCTCCAGACGATGATGGACTGGGCGCGTAGACCTGCTGACCAGGCGATGATGTCAGCGATAGCCAGGGGCTACACGTCTCTGCCGCCCGGTGTGAGCGGACAGATTAACCGGGTCGCCCCTGTCTCACCGGAAGAGCAGGCTGCCTGGAACCGCTACGAACAGTCTGTCATGGGTGCGCCCAGCGCTGACGATATGCAGCAGCTTATCCAGAGCGAGGCTGACGAAGCACGCAAGAGGGAGCTATTAGCTGAGCAGACGCGCCGCCAAGAAGCTGAAGACCAGCAGAAAAGGTTCCAAGAGCAGGCTGACGAGTACCGGAAGCAGATAGAAGAGCAGCAGCAGAACACGTGGGGCCAGGTAGAAGGGCGGATGGAAAACATGGCCGAGGCTTTCAAGCAGTCCGTGAGTGACCTCGGCACTGCCTTCACAGCATCTGTGTCAGAGCGTGGTGGCCCAGGTGCAGCAAATATACACGCCGTTATCCAGGCTGCACTGGATAAGATAGATGCTACTGCAGCTGGTAAAGCGGCAGGCACTAAGACAGTCTCAGATGCGGATAAAGAGGCTGCCCAAACCGAAGCCTGGAATTTAGCCAATTCTATCTTTGATAGGTCTGGCATGCCCAACGCTCCCTATTCGAACAACGGCCAGAAGGTCATCAATGAGGTGGCGCGGCGGTTCGGTCTAAGCCCCGGTGACCCAAGATTCATAGACGCGGTAAGACAAGTTGCCACCGGACTGGTGGCAGAGGGGCGTGTCAGTTACGACCAGGGAAAGAAGAAAGGCTGGGTAGACCAGTCCGGTGTATGGCAGCAAGGCGAGAAGCCCCCGGAAGCCGTTGAAAAGGAAGTCGTCAAGGAAGTCGTCAAGGAAGTCGTCAAGCCAGTCCCCACGGAAGTCATCAAGCCAGTCTCCACGGAAGCCCCCGAAGAGACAAGGGTGTACGAGGATGTCGCTGGGATACAGAGCTTCGACCCATCCGGTGCAGGAAGAGGCTTGGGCGAAACCGTCTCCGCCCCTACTTCAGCCCAGACCCAGGCGCATTTTGAAAAAATAATGGACGTCGAACCCGCGCAACCAGGGAGCTGGGCGGAGGCGTTCGCAGGTGAGGAGCCGGGTAGCCAACTAGAGTATGGACTAGGCACCCTTGGACAGGGCTGGGCAGAGGTTTCTGGCCGTGATGACATCCCCTGGCAGCCCGAAGACTATGCTCGTGGCGGCACGGCTTTTAAGGACACCCTGGCTCTGGTGGGTGAAGAAGGCCCGGAGTACGTCAAGCTGCCACGGGGTGCCAGGGTAATCCCGGCTGATGCTACCCAAGAGATGATGCGGGGCCGCAGGCCCATCCCCATGCAGGCAGGCGGTGAGGCGACAGGGCAAGGCTTGGTCTTCGGCCCCCAAGAGCAGGAACGCGCCCGTACCCTTGGCTGGGGTGACGTAACTGCTGTAGGTGGGGAAGGTGGCTATTTCACCACTACAGAGGGTCTAGCAGCACTGCGCAGCGGTGCCAGGAGAGAGGAGATACCCTCGTGGTCACGAGCGGAGTTTGAGGCAGGTGTGACAGCAGGCGAGTCTTATGCTAGGCCCAGTGACATAATGGGGTCTGTGCAAGGTGGGCTGCCGATAGCTGCACCGTCTAACATCCCAGACCGCCCCGGCCCCATCAGCAACGTAGCTGGTGTACAAGAGGTGCTGTCTGGACGCCCAGTGCGGCCATTGACAGGTCGTCTGATGCGCGCTGCAAACATCAATGTGCCCTCAGCACAGGCTTGGCGCAATCTGTCTCCCGAAGAACGGGAGATTTATATGGACTTGGTGGCCCGTTCCGGCATCGGCCAAGGCTACGCACAGCGTGCCATACAGGGAGCACAGCCAGCCAGCGCCGCTAGAGCTGGCACAGCACGTGTGCTGCCGCTAGCAGCACGGAGATACTGATGTCACAAGCACGACTCACAGTACCGGCTTTAACCCCGGCACAGAAAGAAGCGCGGCGGCTCGCAGAAGAAGAACGCAAGCGGAGAGAGGCTCAGCAAATGGTGCCGACAGCGCAGCCAGTGCCTGTCGCGCCACCTACGCCAGTACCAGGGCCAGTGCCTACGCCACCGCCTCTTCCTATAGCTCCTCCGTCAGCACCACCGGAAGAGCTGTTTCAGCAGCCAGGGTTGCCCAGAGCACAGCCTACGCCTGCGGCAGTCCCAGAGTTTGGCTTGTCTGTGTACGACCCAGCTAAGACAGAGTTGGCATTTCGCGTCGGTGAAGACTTTGCGGGATGGGAGCCTGAAGTAGTCGGAGAGCCGGAGTTCCGCAACGTAACCCCCGAAATGCTACGCCGTGGTCATAGACGGAGACAGGTAGAAGAGATAGAGGCAGAAATATCAACAAGGCTAGGACTAGAGGCTGGTGAACCGTTGCCCGAAGGGGCACATGCTGCTGTGTTTGGTGTATCTTCCCCTGCAAGGTACGCAGCGGAAGAGGGTGAGCTGAAGCAGCTGCGAGACTTACCTTTCCATGCCCAGCCGCTCACGCCTGGCGGCGCGACGATGTCGAAGACTCTTAGTGCTATTGGCAATGCCTTTGCCGCACTAACTGAGTCTGCCGTACAAGGACATATGGCGAATTCCATCCGCGATACTGAAGAGACTCTAGGCATGTGGGGCTGGACAGATAAAAAGGGGACAGCATCAGATGATGCAGTATTAAGAGGAAGGCATGGCTATAGCCCCGACGCGTATTTCCCGGCTGACGAGAGCGGGCTTATACCCCCTGGCCCGATGGAGACAGAACTCCCTGAGCGGATAAGTCCTAATGAGACGTACGGAGAGTCACTGCAAAGGTGGAAAGACCACCCTACTTTCTTGCTCAACAAAGGTCTTTCTTTTGACAAGCTCTACTCTGAGCTGGTGCGCGTGCATCATGAGCGTCCTATGGCTGCTCAGATTGCATTAGGATTGTCTGGCCCAGAGGGTCTATTCCCTTGGGTGGGTCTGATACCAAGAGGTGCGTACGCTGGGAAAGCCCTTATGCCATTGTCTGGCGCTATCAAGTTCGGCGGAAGAGAGATGGGCCAGACTGTAGCAGGTCGTGCAGCCGTTGACGCTATGCGAGCGGACATGGTGGGTACAAAGAGGGCTGTTCAGCAAGGACTGGTAGACAAGCAGGCCCTCCTTGATATGTTTGAGGCTGCCAGTGACCGTGGCTATGTACAGTTCAAGGGATACGGCAAAGGCGTAAAGTCTAAACACCTGGATGCGTGGTTGTCCGATGCTTTCATATTCAGCTACGATGAGGCGTTCCCGCTACTCAAGATTGCTGGTGGATTGGATTTAGGGGTACGGATTCCTAAGACGGGTGCATTTGCTGACCAAAGGTTCGCGAAATACTGGGAAAGCAAAGGGCTTGCTCAAGCCTCTGAAATCACGGCAGCCCAGGCCGACCAGTTCCTTAGAGAGATTTACGAGGTACATGCGAGGCCAGTACAAGACCGTATAGAGAAGCTCAGGGATGTAAGGCAGGCGATAGACAAGCTGCAGCAAGATGCCTCAGTGCACGGCAATAAGCGGATTATGATTCTGATAGAGCAACTCTATACGCCAGCATACGCCCGCGATGAGTTCCCGATGAACAAGGCTGAGGCGCTCCTGGCGATAGACGATTTGAAAGCAGTGGAGGAAGAGATACTGGAGGGCTTCAGGGAACTGGGCATCGAGGTACTCCAGCAGAAAGAAACAGCTGCGGCGCGCGCTTTAGAACTTGCCAAAGTAGCCAACAGCCCAGAGGCTGCTGCTGGGCGTATCGGTGCTGATATTGCCGCGCTACAAGATGCGTCGGTGGCAAATGTTTCCCTGGATGCCCAGCCAAGACAGGATGCCTTGCGTAAAATAAGACGGCTGATAGGCCAGATAGATGACAGCGAGGTTGATGGGTTAAGCGGTGTGCGGGATGCGCTTGAGGCGTACAAAGACGCTAATAAAGGGCCGATTCCGAAGGGCTTGGCCTGGGAAAACGTAGTCAAGGCTATCAATAACCTGGGGGAGATAACCGCTCACGAGGCTAACCCTATGGAGACGATACCCCCTGATATTGTTGGCAAGGTGCGGCTTACTCTGCGTAGCGGAGGAGTCGAAGAGTTTCCTAACATCAACATAGATGAGGCTCTGCAGCCTGGTGGCATGATGGACAATCTGGCGGATGACGCTGATGCTCCTAGTAGATATGTCGATGCCGCTTTAGTGGGGAATGATGGCACGGTGCACAGGCTCACATCATTTACGTGGGATGCCAGGGGCGATTTGCCGGGTGGCGAGTTTGCCGGGGCTGTGCAGCAGCAAGCTGGCACGCCGCTGAAAGCAACGCTAAAGACCACCATCAACAAGCAGATAGCCAGGGCAGAGAACTACGTGCACATGCTGTTCGATGACGAGCCAGGTGTGCAGGGGCGTATAGCTAGGGCTGTTGGTTTGGGCGCTCCTACCCCTCCAGTAGTGACGAGGATACCTGGTGATTTGCCATTCAGCGTTCCGCGAGCCTTCGGAGAAGCTATTACTGGTGTCAATGTATCAGCTATGGGTTTTCCGAAGGGGCCGAATGTTGAGCTAAATATCGGTGGCATCAAAGCGCGTGTTGTGCTGAATGAAAGAAACAATAGCTTCTGGGTTGAACTATTGCGCACGGAAGGCACACCCAGTATCAGTAGCTTGCAAGAACTCAAGAAGTTTATTCAAGAATTGCGTGATGTTAACACAGACATCAGTTTCCAAATTATGGCGCATGATGCTAAGCGTGCGCGTGTTTATGAACGTGCTGGTTTTACAGTTGAGCAAGTGATGGAGGGTGGGGTAGAAGCGGGAACAGGTAGGGTGCTATCTGCGGAAGAGTCTCTGGTTACACTCAGTATGCCACCTCGTGGTGTTCTACCACCGAGCGTTACCGATAATCAGATTACTTTAGCCAGGAATGAGATTACCAGGGCAGCTGAGATGTCACTAGGAAGATTTGGCCGTCAGCTGCCTGACGATATGTTTGTCTGGCGGGTTGAGCTGCCAGAGGGTATGGCGCGCAGGCACGTACCCACATCTGTATACCTGACGCGTGAGGCTGCAGAGCAAGCAGCGGCCCGCTCAGGGGCGTTCATGGAAGCAGGTGTAGGCGGCGTGCCAGTTGTGCACTCGTACCGTGTGGCTAAGAAAGATGTACTGGCAGACATGGGCAGCCTGTACCCCCGCAATCCAGCGCGCCAGGACGAGCTGCTGGTGCGCATACGCAACCTACGCTCGCCTGCATCAGACGTTATGGCAGCGTGGGAAGCGCCGGGTCAGGGCTATAACTACTATGTTACGGAGATAACTGTACGGGAAACGACTCCAACAGTCATGCAGACTGGGAACTACATAGCGGTGAACAAAAAGCCCGGCCCAGGTAAAGCCCAGTGGGAGTTAAGCAAACGCTCTGAAGCCTGGCAATTCGAAGAGATAGCTTCAGTAGAGGGTGTATTCACAAATAAGGCTGCAGCGAAGCAGGCGCTGGAAGAATCAGAACAAGCATTCCGTGCAGAAGCGGGGCACCGCGTCAGGTCACCGATGCCTGGTGACGTATTCGGAAGTTTAGCTGAGCTTGGCCCCAGTGCTAGCTGGGAGCCTGCTCCCGTGCGGACTCTCGCGAACTACGTGCGCAAGCAGCAGGGGCGTAGACGGGAGGGTATATATGAAGAGCAATTTGAAGAGGGGTATCGTGAGGCTGTAGGTCAGCCGTATGAGGTTCCAACGGGAGGGCTACCACGTGAACCAAGAGAACCCGCTGGTGTTTTGCCGCCTGGTGTAACGACACCATCGGGGCCATCCTCAGCGTGGCCCAAGGCTGATGTATCAGATATAGAGAAATGGCGTGGGCCGGTGGCCGATAACTACCGTGCGTCATTGTTCGGCCAGTCACAGCTATCCCAGGAACCCAAGATTACGTTCTTGCAGAAGGTTGGCAAGCCCCGTGATTGGTATTGGAAATTTAGGAAGGGCTTCGATAATCTGTACGCACACGCTGATGATATAGAGCGGCAGGCAGAGTCGTGGTGGCTGCTCAATAAGGGGGAGCAGATACCGGGCTGGGCACGCCCTGGCATGATGGCGTCACTGCACAGAGGCTCGCCTGTGTGGGCGCACAGACGTTACAACGAGTTTATGGATGCGCTGGCTGAGGCACTTGGGCCAGGTGAAACAGTTATGGGCCACTTCTCTGGTACGGTAGACCGTGATGCGCTATCTGTATACCTGTTCAATAGGCACATGCGGGAAATCCATGATATGTACCCTGAGCGCAGCTTGAGAGATGTGCGTGCCAGGAACCAGAGAGACATCAAAGCGGGCAAGGAAGCGTTCTTGCCTCTGTGGGCTGCCAGGAGGATGTCTGGGTTCGAAGCCGCGCAGAAGCCAGGCGAAAGGGGGGTTGCTTTCAAGATTGGCGATAATGAGAGGGTGTCTCAGGGGTACGTCCGCACCCTCTACGACAAGGTGATAGAAAACCTGCATATAGAGCACGGTGATTTGGCATTCACGCGCCTTATCGAGGCTGGTGAGCTTGTCCGTGACGAGTACCGTCGCCTGCTGGACGAACGTGTAGCCGAGGGTATCGTCCGCCCAGAGGTAGCAGTCACGCTGCAAAGGAACTATCCCTTCTACCACCCATTGAAGTACATAGAGACTCAGGGGTTTTCGGGGCTGTGGCAGCCAAAGGTCGGCAACCGGATATTAGGGCATACGGCGGGATTGCCAACCAATGACCTGCACTTCCTTGCGAATATTGGCAGCGAGGCTACACCAGTTGACCCGTTATCTATGTTTGACCGCACGTTCATGCACCACGAGCTGGCTATCACTATCAACCGCACAACCAGGGCATACATCCATGCTATGAGGGCTTTAGAAGTGCGGGACGGTCAGTTCGTTAAGAGAGGCGGTGAGTTGCTGGTGGTAGCTGGTACTAGAGCAGCTGAATCGCCATTACGTGCTGCTGAAGAACTGTGGATGCCCCAGTATATGTCCGGCACATACGTAGAGCCTGCTGGCGATAGGGCATTAGGTATAGCGGGAACTGCCAAGGTAAAGTTTATGAAGGGTACTGGCTGGGAGCCAGGCTCTTTGGGGGAGAAAGTATTTCAAAGGCAAACGATGCCAGAGATGCAGTACCCGGCGAACATCACCCCTGAGACAGACGCTACCATCCTGTCGCCGGGTGTGTATTCATTCATGACTGACCCACAAGCGCTGAGGAGACAACGCCAGGGCCAGCTTATCGCTCCGGTAGATTACGTCACCAACACACCAGAGGAATACGTTACAAGACAGCAGGTGCGGGTAGATGAGAAAGGTGCGGTAAGTGTGCTGCACGGTAAAGAGCCAGCTCCCGGCAAAGAGTACGTGCAGTATTGGGAGAACGGCATGCCTCAGATGTATGAGGTGCCTGCATGGTTGGCGGAAGACCTCAACAACCTGAGTAGGTTCGACCAGCACATCATCACGCGTATCATGCACACTATCCAGAACCCGTATCGCTCAATCATCACTTCCCATAACCCGGTCTTCATGGCGGGGAACTTCCTCTACGAGACGCTGCAGCTTGCTATAGTACACGGCATTATGCCCTGGACATCAGCGAATAACCTGCGTATCGCCATGATGGACATATTCCGCAGTGATGACAAAATCAGGGAGATGACCCGTAACAGAGGGCTGGTTCTGGGTCTGACCGGGCGTCCAGTAGAGAGGATGTTCCAACAGGCTGTTACTGGGCGCATCATGATGGAGACGCCAGCAGACAGGAACAGGCTTATGGGCAGCATCTCCAAGTTGATGGATAGTGAACTTGCTCAGCAGCTGGGGGTGCCAGAAGTTGCTGGAGCAGGTCGTGCTGTTGGTAAGTCAGCGGCTGCAACTCTACGTGGTCTGGCGCGTTCCGCTGAAGCGTTTGAGACAGGGCCGAGGCGTGCGATATACGTCACGTATAAAGATAGGTACACCAAAGAAGCCTACGACCAGGCGTACAAAAAGTATTTTGAACAAGAACGGCAGATGTTAGATGTCCGCCAGGGCATGCCGGAGGGACGTCCTACTCCCGAGCGGGAGTACATAACCCTAGAAGGAGAGAGGATTACCTTAAAAGAGGTGCCGTCCCGCGCAGCTGCTAAAGCACAGAAAGAAGTAGATGGCATGGCACCTGCGATACAAGCGCGTGCTGCATACGAAGCACGCACAGGGATGGTGGACTACCAGCGCTGGGGGTCAGTGATTCACTTTGCTGACGCTTTCTTCCTGTACCTGAATGCTGGCGTACAAGGAGCGCTAGTACCCCTGCGGTACGCTGTGCGCCCTTCTACTGGTGGGGAATCCAGGCCGCTAGGTGCTATCCCGACGCCAGCGTTCATGCGCCAGCACGCATCCCAGACGCGGCTGGCTGTTGGAATCGCTGGGTTACAGGGTCTGACCGCCTCGCTGTTTTACATGAATATGGCTAATAGCCACGAGAGGAACAGCTACTGGAACATACCGCTGAAAGACCGCGTTGGCCGCCTGGCTATCCTACTTCCAGGCGACGGCATATACGAGAACGGTGTCTGGAAGTCACGTTACATCAATCTCGTTCCACTCCGTGAGTTTGCGTTTTTCTCTGGCACGGTGACCTACTTCCTTGAGGCTCTCTTTGAGAAAGGCCGAGGCGTTGATTTGATGGCTCTTGGTGGTGCCCTCAGCGGAGAAATGAATCCTGTGCAAGCTGTAGCCCCGATTGAATCTTCTGCAGAAACTCCGAAGCTAGGCGTGCGGATGCCTACCCAGATTGGAGCGGCAGTGGTAGAGGGTATACAGAACTGGGATGATTACAGGAACCAGGCTATCGTGCCCCCCAACCTCCAAGATGCACCGCGCAGTGAGCAATGGAACGCTTCAACCACAGATGTAGCACGCAAAATTGGCGGTGTAATCAGGATGTCGCCGATGATGGTAGACCATTATGCCAAGGTGGGTGTAATCGGCGAAGCTATGAGCGGCGCAGATATATTCATACGGAAGTTCGACCCTAACGAAGACCACCCACTGCTGGAGCAGATGGCTTCTGACCTGGTAGAGAACATGGAGATGCTCCAGGCGATGTCCGGCCAGGACGTTTGGGATGAGGAAGACTGGCAGGCTCTCCAATACGCGCCGCTACGTCTGGGAGAAGCAGCCAAAGGTGCGGGGCGTAGGGCTAGAGAACGCATAATGATGGACGGCTCGGAGCGTACGCACAAAGAGTTCTGGCGGGAATACTTGAAGAGCCTGCCGCCTATCTCCAAGGACGAGTTTGTAAACCGTGACAAGGCGATGTCTGCCGGGGAAGTGGAAGCCAAGGTAGAGGCGATTGCGCTCAAGATAGTCAGGGGGCCGCGCCTACCCGGTGTATCAAGGTTCTACCGCGTGACAGGTAGTGGCCGCAGGGCGCACGCAGCTAGGCAAGCACAGCGGGAGCTGGGGGTGAGTCCAGACGAGCAGAGGAAAGCTGCTAGCGAGTTTGCCGAGTTTGTGCACGGGCAGCACAGCCACCAGTGGTCTATAGATAAGCAGCTAATGAACTATGATGAAGCTGGCAAGCTGTCTATGGGCGACGGCAGACCTTGGGAAGAGCTGGATAAACGTGAGCAGAGTGAGCTGCTAGCGGAGCTTGGGCCTATCATGACTGGCAAAGAATGGAAGCATAACCGTTCTATCCAGAACCAGCTACTCCAAATAAAGATATTGGAGATTGCTGAAAAGTACCCGGCTTCATCGTTTGCGCTGCCCAACGGCGAGAGAAAGGAATACGCCAACATCATGTCAACGCTGGCTGGATTGTGGCCTGATAACGCGTCAAAGGGTGAGCTATTACTTACTATGTGGCGCAGCCTTGCTAACCCTATCGACCCAGACGACCCGGAGAAAGAGAGCCTGTACGGGGAGAGGGATGGGGATGATGCGTTATTCATCAGTGCAGACCACAGGCGGCCACACTACCTGGCGCAAGACGCTTTCTTGGACGGGCTAACTGATTCTGACAGAGAGGCTTTACAGAAAGCCAGAGAGAGCTACATGACTCCGATGGAACGGCGTTGGGAAAGAGGCAAGGAAATCATGAAGCCCTACTGGGAAGTAGATACGGAGATGCTCGATACGCTTACTGGCAAAGACCACACGTTCTGGAATGAGTGGCTGCGTGCAAACAATGACCAGCGGGTCGTCTTGCGGAGGTTGAACCCTAGCAAGTTAAGCAAGATTCAAGGAAGGATACGCCTTCTACGCAAGAATAAGCTCAACCGTAGTAAAGCCCTGCAGGAAGAGCTGACGTTCTGGGGATATATCACGGAGCGCCGGTATCTGAATGAGGAAGCGATAAGACGGCAGAGTGCTGTGATGCCGCAGTCCTTCGCACCAACCGGCCCAGGAACTACTGCAACACCTGTGAGTGGCTTAGTTCCGCCAGCAGCAGAACAATATGCTCCAGAGGAGACAGAGCCACCGGGTACGGTGCGGCAGCAGCAGCAGCCTGTGCTTGCACCGTGACGGATTGCGTGCTAGGATTCTAAATTAGTGCGGAGGTCTTACAATGACCACGGACAATGTAGCGGCATCTCAGGACGAAACTCCTGACACCCCGCTAGAAGCTACAGCGGAAGTGCCGCAGACCTTAGAAGGTATGCGTGCGCAGATACAGAAGCTGGAGGGTGACTTGCGCGCCGAGAAGGGGCGCGGGTCACGCGGGAGACAAACTCGGCAAAACGACTTGGAAAACCTGATGCTGGGCACCAACAACGAGGTGCGACTGATTGGACGGCGCGTCGATGCGCTGATGCAAGCGATAGGCACAGGTGATACTGACCGTCTGCCAGACGACCTTTCCCAAATCCAGAACCAGGCGATGCAAAGCCAAGTGGAACTTGAGTACCAGCAGTTCTGGCAAACTGAATCAGACGCGCTACGCAGCGCAATGATGGATGCGAACGGCAATCCTTTACTGGATTTGCAGAGCGCTCCTGAGCTGCATCAGGTACGCCAGGACTGGACAGACGCGCACAACCGGAAGGACAGAGCCGGACTAGCGCGTGCCCGTGCTGAAGCTCAAGAGATTTCCCGGCAGGCTGAGCGGGCTGTTAATGGAAATGTACGCCAAGAAGGACGTGCGGAAGGCCGCGAGTCCGTGGTGAACTCCGGTGCCTTTGAGCTGGATACTGGCCCATCGGCAGCTGGGGGTGGCATGGGAGACGAGCGGTGGCTGCGTGAGGTATACGGCAACACCAGCTACTCTCCCACGCCTGCCGACCACAAGCGTGCCAAAAGCATTCTGGATAATCTGGAAGGATAGGAGAGATTAAATGGCATCGGGAGATACGATAACCCAATCCTTAGCGGACAGCCTTGACACCGTTGTCGCTTCCGCTAGGCAAGTTCGCGAGTACGAAGGCGTGATGCCCAACCTCGTGGACAAAGTAACCCTCGGAGAGGGGACGGGCTTGAGCTGGCGAGAGGTTGACATGGCCCAGCTTACCGCCCAGGCCATCACCGAGACTACCATCTTGGACAACCCACAGCAGATGTCAGATTCGCTGCGGACTATCACGCCTACCGTGACCGGGATTCAAACCCTGATTACTGACCGTGTAGCGTCCCGGCTCAACCCCAAGGCTTACGCCCAGCTTGGCTCTTTGGCGCAGAACGCTATCCAGCGCAAGAAGGACGAGGACGGCCTTACCGTATTGGACGGTGCTACCACTAGCTTACCCGGTGCTGGCAACACGCTGACATCCGGGCATATCGCAGCTGCGGTGTACCGCATCAGCAGCAACGAGACTGAGCCAGGCAACCCACCGTACCGGTGCGTGCTGCACGGCTTCCAGATAAAGGACATCTTCGACGAGATTGTCAACGGCATCGGCACGTATAACGTACCGGAAGGGCTTACCGCCCGTGTGTTCGCCGAGGGCTTCCGTGGGCAGATTGCCAACGCGCAGATATATGAGGATGGCAACATCAGCATAGATGACAGTGACGACGCTAAGGGCGGCGTCTTTGCGCAGGAAGCTATCGTGCTGGTGCAGGGCCGTGCTTCGCGCGCCACATCCGTGAGGCGTGAGGACATCGGCGCTGGTGCTACCGTGGTATATCTGTACGACGAGTACGCCTACGGTGAGCGCTCTGCAGGTAACTGGCTGTACGAGATTCTGTCCGATGCGACAGCGCCTACTTCGTAATGAATCTACGGCGTACCGTATGGTCTGAGGCTCGTGGCCCCATCCCTAAAGGGTGGGTAATCCACAATCTGAACGGCCAACCTGGGGATGTGCGGCTGGAAAATCTTGCCGCTGTCCCAAGGGATAGCGTCTTTCTGGCAGTGGCTCCCTACAGGGAGCGAATACGAAATTTAGAGCTACAGCTCAAACAAGCAGGTGAATCTTATGCCACAATCTGGTGATGCCAGGCTAATCATTGACGAAGACTTTCTCGGTGGGACTGAGGTTGCCGTCGCATCCACGACTGCGCCCCCCATCAACTGGCCGCCGTACCTCACTTTCGTTGGTCAAGGGATTGCCGATACCGACTCCGGTGCGGTGATGCTTGACTCTGATGGGTTGAACGGTGTGGTACAACTGACCACTACCAACGAAGACGTGCACTGTGCTGGTTTCCAGACACCCGTCATGTTCGATGTTGCCCTCAATGGGGTCATCGTTCTGGAAGCACGAGTACGTCAAGCAGCGCTTAACACTGGTGAGGTCTTCATCGGGTTCTCTGATGTAGCGACTGATTTGGCTATCATCGAAGGTGCGATTTGTCACGGGGATACCACCACGTTGACACTGACCGCATCGGACATCGTTGGGTTTTTGATGGCGTCAGACCTTACCCAGAACAGTGAGTGGCACGCTGTCTATAACGGTGGCACCACCACAGGTCAGACTACCTCTACCTCGACTGAGCTGAACGTCGTAGCTGTTGCCGGTGAATACAACGTGCTTCGCATGGAAGTCCATGTGAATGGTACTGTCGAATGGTTCGTTGACGGTGCTTTGAAGAGGACTGTCACTGGTGCGGCGTCAACGTCTGTAGATATGTGCCTTAACTTGTTGGTCGAATCCAAGACCACTGCGGTAAAGACTCTGGACGTGGACTATATCAAAGTCTGGGCCAACCGTGACTGGACGGCCTAGTTAATAGATGCCCTCGCGTAGAGGATGGAGATGGGAGCAAGGCAGTTCTCGCCTGGCGGTGCAGGTAGACGGCACTATAGCTGCCTACTTCAATAACACCGGCTCCTACCTCACCGTCCCTACCGGTGGGGTGACCATCACGGCTGGTGGTCTAACCATCACAGCTGGTGGCTTGACTGTCACAGCTGGTGGACTCGTCGTTACAGCAGGGGGGCTGACCGTCACAGCGGGCACGCTTACATTAGGAGACAGTGCCCACTGGACGGCCAATGCCTCTGCTACAGTAACTATCAGCAACGTAGCACCTGCGGGTGTAGGTACAGCCACTATCACGAAGTGGCTTACGGTCACAGACAATGCTGGCACAGTGATGTACATACCGGCATGGACGTAGAGCTGAAGTGTGACGTAGAGGACATACTGCTTGCTTACGGGGAAGCCTGCATGAAGGTGCGGCTCCTTGAAGCACAGATAAAAGAACTGCGGGAGGCACTGGAGGCCAACGCTGGTGGGAAAGATAGCGGTTGGAGCGTTCGCAGTGAGTCCGAGCGAGCCAGCCTTCAATCTGAGTGAAGTCAACCTGAAGGCTCCTGGGAAGTTGGGAGTCCGTCGCTACCGTGTCGTGTCTGTGATACGGGGGGATAGACTAGCGGAGCACTTCGAAGACCTCGGGCCTGCTGACACTTTCACAGCATCAGAGTTTCGCATCCCTGGCGGGGTGTGGGATGGCAAACACGCTGAGATTCTCCACACTGTAGAAGAGCTGCGCTCCATCGCAGACGACATGCAGCACACCACGCCACCCACCTTCCAGCCCCGCGACTTGGTAGAAGAATTTATCTCTAACCGTGAACAGCGTACCCAGCTGATTAAAGAGAGAGGCTTATGACCACTGGAGATATAGAAGCCCAAGAACGGGCCATCGAAGAGCTGATGAACGAAGTCGAGGATGCCCCAGAGCCTGGCTCATTGGGCAAAGGGATGGGCGTGCATTCTGCCACCAGTAACGTGCCTCTGTCTATGACGGTAGCTTCACTGGAATCGGCTGGATACACCTACATCTATGACCGCAGGACTGGCCGACAGTCCAAGACCAATAAGAATATGCTGCAAGAACAGCTGGAGAAACGGGACGAGCTGGGCGTGCGCATCTACACGACGGTCAAGCCAGACTTTGAACCGGCGCGGGGAACTCTCAAGTGTATGCTGCACAAAGACCAGCCAGAACGTGAGCACTATGATTTGATGGGGCTAGCAACGTGCAGCAAGAGCAACCTGACCTCTGAGTACCAGGTGCAGAGGCACATGCAGAACCGGCACCGCACGGAGTGGGCCACCATGTCCGAGGAAGTAGCGCGTGCTGAACGAGAAGAAGAGCGCGCCTTCCAGCGCACACTGATGGAAGCGGTATCCCGTGGTGCTCCATCCACCACCTCCCTTGGGGCCGCTTCCATTATTTGCCAACAATGTGAGCGCGTGTTCAAAAGCCCGCGCGCTCTACGCACACACGTGCAGATGGGCCATAAGGAGAGCAACGATGCACCTAGTCAAGACTAGCGTAGTAACCAGCGACGGCTCTATAACCACAACTCCGGGTCTGGTATTCGGGGTGCTGGTAGCAGCCGCTGCTACTGGTGGCGCTTGGCAGCTAAACGACTCCGCTGATGATTCGGGTGATGACCTTATCAGTGGGTTCGCCCAGGCCAGCAGCCAGCATTTCATCGACCTATCTGAGATACCGGTGCAGTTCAATACTGGCATAAGGGCTGACCTTGCAGGCAGCAACCAGACCATCACAGTCTTTTACACGAGTAGTTAGTTATGGCTAACGAGTTCAAACACAAAGACCCAGGCACGGAATTAACCCAGGCCGAGTTCATCGCTTCGGACGGCACCGGGCATATATTCGATTCCCAGGCGCAGGGAGATATCCTGTACGCCTCGTCTACTACGGTGCTGGCCCGCCTTGCCAAGGCGACTGACGGCAATGTCCTGGAGTTGGCATCGGGTCTACCGGCGTGGACAGCCAGCCCTACCATCGGCTCCACCAGTTGGGCAAACGCTAACCACGCCCATGCTGCGTCTAATAGTGGTGGGACGCTCACTACACTTGGTACTGTAACAACAGGCGTTTGGCAAGGCACGGCAATAGCGTCGGGGTATATTGCCGCAGATGCTATCACTGGGGCAAAGATAGCGGACGATGCAATCGATTCTGAGCATTACACAGACGGCTCGATAGACAACGAACACCTTGCTGATGATGCTGTAGATAGCGATGAGATAGCTGCTGGGGCGATAGATACCGCTCACATAGCAGACAACCAAGTGACGCTTGCGAAAATGGCAGGCATTACAAGAGGTTCAATCATCTACGGTGATGCCAGTGGTGACCCTGCGGCACTAGCAAAGGGAAGCTCAGATTATGTTCTGACCAGCGATGGTACGGACATTGCTTGGGCGGCTGCTGCTGGCGGTGGAAATCTTATTCTTATAGGGACGGCTGTTGCATCCAATTCGGCTACCCTGGGCATCACGGGTCTAGATAGTACCTACGATAGTTATCTCATTCTGTTATCAGACCTTATTCCGGCGACTGACGGAACCACTCCGCGGCTACTGGTTGGCGACTCCGGTGGCATCGTCACAACTACCGGCAGATACAGGAGCCATACGTCAATCTCGCGCACTGACATCGCAACATATGAGGGAGTACTCGGCCCCGGCGGAGATGGATTTGGATTTGCGACAAACGTTGGCAATGCAGCCGGTGAAGGAGTGGGTGCGGCGATCTGGTTGTCCCACCCTGGCGATGGTACTATGACACCCATGTTCCACGGCACGACTGGGAGTATGGACAGTGCGGGCAATATCCGTGGGGGGCAGGTCCTTGGGCATTACTACGCAGCTATCACACTGACCCAACTACAATTCAGATTTGCCTCTGGCAACATCACGCAGGGTCGTATGACCGTATTTGGAGCGAAACATGCCTAGACATCACACCATCGGGCATCCGGCATCGTGGGTAGAAGCGGTCGTGGTTGATGGTTTAGAGGTCACGCCGGGATATACGCGGCCGCCATATCAGGAAGACGTCGAATTCACACCCGAGGAAGAAACGGCGAGGGATGCAGAGGAGGTCCAGGCTGCCATTGCACAGGCCGAGTCGGGAGAGAAAGAAGTGATTTTGAAGGAACTTCACGAGAAATTAAAAGACGACACTATCACATCATCTG